CCAAAAGCAAGAGATTACGATCAAGCAGTTAACTCTGTAATCTCACCAGTTGTTGGTAACTATGTTATCGTTACAAACCTTAACTACTTGCCACCAGTAGATACTGCTGCAGTAGTTAACATCTATGATGGTGTTACTGGATCTTCATATCGTGGTAATGCATCAGGGGTGCCAAGCGCAAACCTAATTGGTACGGCACGTGCTCGCTTTATTGAGTGGCACAACATTCTACCGTATGGATCTACTTCTCAATACAAACTAGGTCTGTTTGATATTCAGATGAAGTCAGGATATGACTTCAATAGAAGCGCAAAATCTTTCTACACAGTTGGGTCATCCGCAGCAACATCTTTCTCGGCTGATGTTCAACCAGTATTGTATAACCTTTCTGGTAACGTAACAGCGTCAGCTTCTACAACTTTAACAGGTGCAGGAACATCGTTCCAAACTGATCTTAAAGTTGGTGATTATATTCTTATCAATGATAGTAATTACAGAAGAGTTACAGCGATCGCTTCTCAGACTTCTCTAACAGTAGATAGTTCAATATCAGTTACTGCTGTTAAGTATCAATTAGTTACTACTGTCATCCAAGAAGCTACAGCAAATAGTTTGGTTTTCCCACTTGCTTATAGTTCTATTCGTTCTATGAGAACAGCAGGTAACAGTGGTGTTAATAATGTAAATTACACTGCATATGTTAAGTTTAATAGTGTAAATACTTCTACAACTACACTTGCATTAACAACATCAGGAACATTTGCTTCTGCAGCTGATAATGATAGTTATACAGTAGTTAGAGATTCTGATGGATCTGTTGTAAACATTACATCTTCTAATATCGTTGTTTCTGGTTCTAACGTAAGTATCACTGTTCCATCTTCTGGAACATACACTGTAGTTGCAGCTGTTATCAGAACTGGTTCTGGATTCGAAAAATCTAAGACATTAACACAAGCTACTGAAACATTTACTACTGCGACTGCTGCACAACAAGCATCGATTATATTAGATAAAGCAGACGTGTTCAGAATTGTAAGTATTAAGATAGCACCAACTATTGCGTTTGGTGGATCTCCAACATCTGTACAGTATACTCAAGATATTTCAGAACGCTATAAGTTTGATAACGGACAGCGTTTGACTCACTATGATTATGGTAGATTGAATCTATTACCATCTTATACTCAACCATCAAACCCAATTCAAGTTGTATATGAATATTTTGAACATGGGGCTGGTGACTACTTTGATGTTAACTCTTATAGTGGAATTGACTACAAGCAGATCTCTGCTAACTTAAGAGATTCTATCGATTTCCGTCCACGTGTTGCTAATAAGACAACTGGTAGTGGAGTGAAGAACTTTACAAGTACAGGTTCTTCTATGACATGTCTACCAAAACGTGGAGAATATGTCAAGTCAGATTACAGTTACTATTTGGCTAGAAAAGATAAAATTATTCTAGATCCTACTGGTAAGTTAGTTGATGTTTCTGGAGTTCCTTCAATCGTTCCAGGCGAACCAGCTGGAACAGCTGTTGGTATGGTTCTTTATAACTTGACTCTTGAACCATATACATTTGGTACTTCAACGAATAATGTGTTTGTTTCTAAAGTAGAAAACAAACGCTACACAATGCGTGACATTGGTAAACTAGAGTCTAGAATTAATAACCTAGAATACTACACATCATTGTCATTATTAGAATCAGAAACATCTACTCTAAAGATTCCAGATTCTACTGGTCTTGATAGAATGAAGAATGGTTTCGTTGTTGACAACTTCGGTAGCAGTGCTCTTGCAAATAGCAAATCTTCAGATTTTAAGTGCTCTATTGATATGGCAGCTAACGTATTACGTCCTGCGCATACAATGCACAACGTGGACTTGATAGAACAGGCAGCAACTAATTCTGCACGTTCCGCAGCAAATTATCAATTGACTGGTGATATTATTACATTACCATATACTACAAAAGCATTAATTAAGCAAGAATATGCTTCTAGACTAGAAAATGTAAACCCATTTGCAATTTATACATTCTTGGGTAATGTGCAAATCACCCCAGCATCAGATGACTGGTTTGATACTGCTAGAGCACCAGACTTCGTTCAACAGATCGAAGGTAACTATAATGCTCTAAAGAATATGGTAGACCTCAATAATGGTTGGCCAGTTTATGGTGCTTGGACTACAGAGTGGAATGGAATTCCTGAACACAAATTGTCTTATTCTACATTTGGTGTAAGTGGTGGTGCAACTAATCAATACGGTGCAGGTGGCGGTGGTGGCGCACGTAGAGATATCGTTGTTGAACAAACTACTGACACATGGTCACAGACTGGTGTTAAGTCTAGAACAGGAACTAAAACTGCTGTTGTCGCTAAAACTGATTACGAGACAGTTGGTGATAGAGTAGTATCAACTGCTATTGTTCCATATGTTCGTTCACGTTATATTTTGGTTCAGTCTAAAGGATTGAAGCCATCTACTAGATTCTATGCATATTTCAACGAAATTGATATTAATGCATATTGCACACCAACAACTAAACTTATCTACACACCAACAGGTGCGACTGAAACTCTAAAAGCAGCATCTCATAAACTATGGGATATCTCAACAAATGTTGGTGGATCTAGCACAGATACTAAGAGAAGAATTGGTACAGACGTCCAAGTCTGTTTGACACGTGGTGATGTTATTACTAAATCTGACAATTCTGCATCTGCTGTAGTTGTTGGTAAGTATACTATCGATAATGGTGATGGTACTACTTCTTACGTACTAGACCTAGTTAACTTGATTGGAACATTCAGTAGTGGAAACTCATTCAATGGTTCTATTAGTGGGCAGTCTGGAACTGTAGTTTCTATCACTACTAATACTACTTTAACGACAAATCAGGCTGGTGAGTTGAATTTCTTGTTCAACATACCTAATACAGAAGCCCTTCGTTTCCGTACAGGTAAGTCACAGTTAAAGTTGATTGACTCTTCTACATCTGATGGTAATTATACTTCTCGTGGTTTGGGTCAATATGAAGCAACTGGTACTTTACAAACTGTACAGTCTGTTGTAAATGCTGTTCGAAATGCTGAGATCGTTAAGGAACAGATTAACCCAACTCCAGGTGACCCAAATACATATGAGACTGTGTCACGAGGTGGTAGTAGCACTTCAAATAGAATTATTTCTGATACTGGTTGGTACGATCCACTTGCTCAGTCATTCTTGATTCAACAAAGAGGTGGTGCGTTCTTAACATCTCTAGACTTGTACTTCGCTACAAAAGATGCGTCAATTCCTGTATCTGTTCACATCCGTGAAATGGTTAATGGTTCACCAGGAAAGTACATCCTTCCATTCAGTAGTGTTACATTAAAACCAGAATCAGTTAATGCTCCTGTAGCTGGAACTACTCCAGAAGCGTCTGGATATGCTTCTGTTGCGTTACCAGATGGTAACTCTTATGCTGATTATAACACAGCTACTAGATTCACATTCGATTCACCTGTTTATGTACAGGATGGAGCAGAATACGCATTCGTTATCCAATCAGATTCAAATAACTACAAAGTTTGGATCTCTAATATGGGTGATGTAATCCCAGGAACTAGCAGAACTATTTCTGAACAGCCATACGCTGGTGTAATGTTCAAGTCTCAGAATGCTTCTACTTGGACTGCAGATCAAAATCAGGATATTAAATTTACTTTAAATCGTGCGGTATTTGCTACAAATACAGTTGGTGCGATTGTAATGGTAAACAACGTAACTCCATACGATCAACTATACTCTGATCCAATTCAAACTGTCGCTGGTTCTACAACTGTCCGTATTTGGCATCCAAACCATGGTATGTCTTCTGGATCTAGCGTTCAGTTGACTGGTTTAACTGCTGCAGTTAATGGAATTCCATTTGCTGAAATTAATGGAACTAAGATTATTTCTAATGTTGATGCACACTGCTATACTATAACAACTTCTACAGCAGCGACTTCTACTGGTTATGCTGGTGGAAACCTATTGAAAGCATCAAAGAACATCGCATATGACTTGATTAATCCTACTCTTCAGATGCAAACATTCTCTGAGACTAAGGGTAATTACTATATCAAAACAACTTCTGGAACTGCTCCAGATGGTGGACAAACACCATATGTTATGGATTCAGCTTATTCTCCAGTTTTGATTGGTGAGGACAATGTCTGGGATCAACCAAGAATCGTTGCTTCTGAAGTTAACGAAAACACTTATATGAGTGGTTCTAAATCATTGATGTTGTTGGCTCAGATTTCTACAACAAATGATTCAGTTTCTCCAGTTATTGATACTGCTCGTTCTAGCGCAATTCTAGTTTCCAACAAACTGAATTATGCTACAGAATCTAATACTAACGTGGCTGCATTGGATACTAAACTAATGTTTGCAGGTTCTGCTGGATCTATCACTGGTGTTCCAAATGCTGGTGTTTCAGTTAGCGTTGCTGGTGGTTCATATAACTATGCTATCACTGGAACTGCATTGAGTTTAAATGGCTCACAGTCCCTAACTGTTGGTACACAGTATTACTACGGCAATAGATTATACTTGTGTACTATTGCTGGTACTGGAAGCACTAGCGCACCTACTCACACTTATGGTGTAGCGACTAACGGAACTGCAACATTGCAATATGTTGGAAGCGCATCTTCTATAACTTCTACTAACTCTACTGTTAGAGGTTTGATGGCTGGTCTAGGAATCGGAAGATACATTATCACTGGTGGTTCTGCTAACACAGCCAATAACGGAACATGGTTAGTTACTGGTTATGGTGACGATGGCACTACAGGAACTGTTTATGTAGACTCTACTGTAGGCAATGTATTCACAGCTGAAACTGTGACTTCTTCTTCGATTTATGTTGCGGTTAAAGAAGCGTTTTATGATGAAATCGCCCCAGTCGGTGGAAGTTCATTATCTAAATATGTAACTACTCCGATTAAATTTGCTAACTCTTCTACTTACACTAGAATCAAGATTGGTGCTAACTGCCCTAACGAAGGTGATATTAAAGTGTACTACAAAACTTGCTTAGGTGATAGTTCTCAGCTAGATAACATAAGATACAGTCTTGCTGCAGCCGATGGTAATGGTCTCGTTAAAGTAGATAATGGAAATTACGCATTCTCTGATATAGATTACACTTTAACTAGTATGACTCCATTCGATACTATTGCTGTTAAGATTGTTATGCAGTCTACAAATACAGCAGCTACACCTATCGTTAAAGACTTCAGAGTTATTGCTTGCGCTTAATATGCAATATCTAAAGGTTGAGGGACATAATGGCTTGGTTAGAGATACCTCTACTGGAGCCATTATAAATACCAATAGAACAGAATACGAAGAGTATATGGCTAGAAAAAGAATAGCCGAGCAAAGGGAGTTAGAAATTTCTAAACATTCTGAAGACATAAATATACTGAAGAATGAGATGCAAGAAATAAAATCCTTGATTTTACAACTTCTGCACAAAAAAGATTGACTAAGGAAACTTAAATGCCAAATATTACAGCAGCGACTATTACGCTAAGATCTACCAAGGGTAGTCCTCTTACCAACACAGAAGTCGATAATAACTTTAATAACTTAAATACAGCTATTGCTACTGGTTTAACTGCAGCTAGTTATACTGCAGCAGATGTTCTTGCTAAACTTATTACCGTTGACGGATCTGGCTCTGGTTTAGACGCTGACTTACTAGATGGTTTAAACTCTGCCACTGCCAACACAGCTTCGACTATCGTTGCTCGTGATGCTTCTGGTAACTTCTCAGCTGGTACGATTACAGCTAACTTAACTGGTACAGCTTCTATTGCTGGTAGTTTGAATTACACAGTTACAGTTGGTGGCGGTGGTACTGGTTCTACTACTGCAGCTGGTGCGAGAACTAACTTAGGTTTGGTTATCGGTACAGACGTACAGGCTTATGACGCAGAACTAGCAGCATTGGCTTCTACAACTTCTGCAGCTAACGCACTACCTTACTTCACTGGTGCTGGTACTGCTACTACTACAACTCTTTCTGCATATGGTCGCAGTCTTATCGATGACGCAGATGCAGCAACTGCTCGTTCTACTCTAGGTTTGACTATCGGTTCTGATGTGCAGGGTTATAACGCTAACTTAGCTGCAATTTCTGGTCAAACAGCAGGTGGCTTCTATGTTCGTACTGGTGCTGGTACTGCTACAATTCGCTCATTTGCAGCTGGTGGTGGTATTTCTATCTCTAACGCTGATGGTACTGGTGGTAATCCAACTATTTCGGCATCTGTTACATCTGTTCAAGGTAACACTGGTGCTGTTATCGTTTCTGTTCCTGTTACATCTGTTCAGGGTAACACTGGTGCGGTTATTGTTACTAACATCGGTGGTTCTTCTGCTTCTACTTCAAATGCTCATGCTGCGCATACGTCTCAGTTCTCACACCATGCTCAGTATACTCCATGGTCTCAGGTTCAAGGTCGCCCACATCACTTATCTCAGTTCGCTAACGACTTAGGTAACTACGGTGGATGGGTTCCATCAAATACAAAGCATTCAAACCCAGACGCTAGTTACACTATTGGTCGTGGCGCAGGTGGAATAGGTAACTGTGGTAATATTATATCAAGATATACTGGAAGAATGCATTTAGATACAAACCATCACTTCGATCCACACCATCACTCCAACAATTGTACAAATTGTAATTGTAACTGCTAATAGGTTAATAGGAACAGTATGAAATACGTAACCAAAAAACAACACAGAACAAGATATGCTGGATTTCCAATTAAAAATCCTAATGCATATCTAGTGTGGAAACACATATTAGAAACTAATGGATATGATGCCACAATAGATACTACTGCATTAACACCCCAAGAATTAGGAGAACTAGATCCTGCTGGATTTAATGCAATGGAATTAGACTTTAAGTGTGATTTGAATTTAACTGGGACGATTTTAGACATTAAGTTTATCAATGTGACTGAAAGTAATAGAATAATTAGTCACATGTCAGTAGATATGGACCACTTAAATCCTGCTGACGCAGGAACACTTTGGTATATTAATGATGATATTGTAGATAGCAGTGTAAGAAAAAGTAATTTTAGCCAAGACGCTGACCTTGTTACTGTAGTAAAAAACGACTTGATTAACTCTATTTTTAAATCTTTGCCAGATAGAAATTTTAATATTTTAGGAACGAATAGTCTTGTAGCCTTTTATGTATCTAAAGATAATCCCACACCAGATGACATTGTTGTTATTATTGTTAGACCAGTAGTTAGCACTGATTCTGATTATAATGAAATCTTACCAGAAATGATAGTTAACAATATAGAAATTTCTGAAGGAGAAGGTGATAATAGAGTTACAGTTACTGGTAACTTAACTAAACATCCAAGTGACCCACTTAAGTTAATGATGTTTGAATTACTTCCAGAAATAACAGTAACTTCTTCAACAGTTTCTGGTGATGTAATAACTGTTAACTTTACTACTGATGAGCAAATTAATAACATCTACCTAGTTCAAGATTCTGGTTACCTACCAAAAACAAAAATTCCAGTGACGAATGGTGCTGGTACATTTAAGGTAGTTACTACTGGTATGGATCCAGGTGATACTGTTAGAGTTAAAATGGGATTCAAGTACTGGGTTAGCAGAAACGATTTTACTAGAACACTATAAAATTTTATATTTTGATCCAATCCTATCAGGGATAAATACTCTGATAGGATAATTTATTTTGAGGGATA